TAGCATCCCATTTATCTTTGCGACTTCAATTTCCGTGTATGAATTATCAATAATGGAATTTAGCGTCCCAATTGTTTTAACATTAACCCAAGTTACGCTACCACCACCACTACCCATATTATTTATCTGAGCTTGTAACTTACCAATTGCTGCAAGAAGCTGATCAGTAGCTAAAGCTGGGGTAGCTGTGCTTGTAGTCAACCCTGTTAAAACAGTTTGGTTTACCCTAGATTCTGTGAAGAATAACTTAGTCCCTTCGTTTATTTCACTGGTTGTTGCATTATGTGGATTACCTTGAGATAAACTATGGTCATAAGCTATTTTACCATTATCGCCTCTGTACGCTGTAGAAGATGTTTCTCCTAAAGCTACACCACCTCCACCAATCTCAACATAAGAGCTGCCAGCCCATCTGTATGTCTTATTGGTATCTTCTGCAACATAGATTTTACCGTCCTCTCCTAGAGATGGAAATGAAACTAAGTCAGGAAAATTAAGTACATCGTCAACATAAGATGGTAATTGAGAAGAAGGTATTACTCCACCAACTAGATCAGCTTTCAGAGCTAAAGATTGACTTGTAGCCATTGCATCAGCTTTAGTATCTAAAGATTGACTTACAGCTATTGCATCAGCTTTTAAATTAATTTGATCTTGTAATAATGCATCTTGTGTATCAACATAAACTTGTGTTACTGCTGCTGTCCATTCAACATCATCTTCTGTAGCGTTGACTGTTAAAACTTTATCAGCATTACCTGTGAAGCTAGGGTAAGAAGCTGTACCTCCACTACCTTCTGGCGCTGTTTTCCATTCAACACCAGTCTCATCGGTTTTTACAGTTAAGACTTTGTTTGCGTTGTTAGTGAAGGTTGGGTAATCAATTGAACCGTCGATCCCATTTGTTCCAGCGGGACCTTGCATTCCAACAGTTATAATTTCAACTGGCGTAACAATGGTTTCAATAATAATTTGATTCTGCTCGATAATGACTTTTGAATTATTGTCCACGAGTCACCTCACGGGATAACGCCACACTACCCTCAATTAATCGCGTAACTTCCGCATTAGGCGCGACTAGCTCTAAGTCATATACAGCATCATCAAAATTTAATAAGGCTGTTTGTGCTGCGGTTAGATATAAACTTACTTTGCCTTGCAATCCATCAATCAAAATGCCGCCATTTTCCGTATCAAGTCGAGCAATCACTACATCAGAATCAACATCTTGTCTTATTTCCATGCGTGCGCGAAAACCAGTTAAATCAGCAGTCACACCACTAGGCCGCCACGTTATCGGATAGTTGAAAGTTGCGCCTTGCTCAATCTTAATCTTATGTTTTACAGCCATGCTACTCACCTATACCCAAAATGGAACCACATGATGCTCAACGTCCTCACGGGTAATGCGACGCAAGTCACTATCTGGACGTTCGCCAAAATACTTGGTAAACGCAAGCTCTGCTCGATCTGATCTATTGGGATCAAAGCTCTCCGCATCAGGAATACCAAACGCCTTATGCAATGCCCAATGCACCAAATGCCGATGATGCACCTTGTTGATTTCAGGCTCGTCATCTAGTGATTCCATATCATCCTTGGGCAACCGATAGCCCTCGATATAAACCACGCCATCAGTTTTTGGCATCGGCACCAGTCTTAAATTCTTATCGTCCTGCATGGCATAGCGCATATCCGTGGTTAAGGTATGCCAATTGGGATCAATCTGGATTAGCGTTTCAGTGCTAACCAAACATAACGGCATACTGCGCTCAGGATTGTCAGTAGACACAAAGCGAATCCTGGCAATCTCATACATTGCAGCATGTAGCGGATAAACACTTCTGCCAGTCGTCACATTGATTTCGCACATGGACGCATTGCTCGCCTCGTAAATCAAACGACCACGGATACAGGCTTCATTTACCGCATCATTTAGCCAGTCAGTCACTTCACTGTCCGACCAAAAGTACGGCACTACCTTGTCATTGGCTTCGGTACGGAAGCGACTAATTAAACTGGCTAGATTCATACGACACCAAATTGATTAATGAGTTGCGTGGCTTGCTGGCGCAAAGCATCAAGATTGCTTCTCTTGTTTAAATTTTGTTGATACTTCTCATGCGCAAAATTAACAATAGCGGCCTTATCCATACGATTGATTGAATCAATCGCGTCCTGCACTTCATTTAGCGTGGTTTCTTCAACCTTTTTGCTTTCCTGTGCTTTCTTTAGTAAGTCGAGCGTATCATCGGTCAATTCATTAGTCGGCTCTTTAGGTTTTGCTAAACCAATTTCAACCTCTGGCTCAGGCTCACCCATTGCAAACTGGTCTTGGTGCTGTAGTAACTTGCGCGCTACTTCTGCTGGCAAATAGCGTGTTTGATTTTGCACAAAGTACAAACCAGTATCGTAAATCGAATCGCGCCACTCCTCACGGCGGCCAATGTACTGTACTGCGACTGCTGCTGCTACATTAGGGTCTTGGCTTGCTGCCGCACCACTACGCGCCATCACGGAACCTAATTGTTTTTGGTACTGTGCAACTGCTTCTTTGATGCTGCTGTCATCAGGAACATCTTTCAGTGCATGTACTACAGCGCGAAATAGATAGTCCTTAGACTTTTGCGCTTGTGGTAAGTCGGCATAAGGCATAAAGCATGGGTGTTCTTTCTTATCCGCATCTTTAACCTTGCCATACTTCCAACCCTCTACCGTTTTTTGCGCCAGCCATGACTCATGCGACTGCTCAGGCGTAGCATCAGGATTAGCAAGGTGCATTTCAACGCCAACCATCGCACTTTGCTTCTGCCAGTCTGGTGCATCTGCCCATGCTGGTTGACTATCATCGCCAAGTGATTCGCAATAAGCCGCATTAATCTGGTGTGCAATCGCTGCAATTAGTAAAGATTTCATACTCAATGCTCTTTTTTAATTAAAAAATGGGTAGGCTGAACTAAGCCAGACTACCCACAAATACAACTGACACGATTAACGCGGGCCTTGTAATTCACCAGACACGATTACTTGAATATCACTTGCTTTCGCATTCGCTGCACCCGCAATGGTAAAGATTAAGCGTGCTGTTTTAGGCAATACCACTAACTTACTGCCAGTAGCGCGTAAACGTGCTGCTGCCGCAAGGTTTAATGCTGCACCGAAGTAGGCGGCATCTTGTGGTACTGCGGCATCATTCACGCCATCTTCATAAGCAAAACCTAAACTACCTGTTACGGCAGTGGTCATACCTGTGGTGACATAAACAGTGGCATCTTCTAAACGCCAACCTTGCGGTAATTGACCTAAGTCGATCACATCACCAATGGCAGGGGCTGCACTACCATCTGCTGCACCAATAACTTTACCTGTTGCATCGGTTTTAACGCCGAAGTTAAGGCTAGTGTTGTTGCCAAAAGGCGAGAATCCACCAAACTGACGAGTCTGGTATGCTGCTTGTTTGATTGTAGCCATGAGCTATCTCCAAAATATCTAATGAGTTGACGCAAGTAGCAGACGCTTGCCTGCTACTGCTATCTATTACTGACGGCGACCAATAACAGGCACGGCAGTATCAACTGCCACAACGCCATAATCGGTGAACTGGTTGCCATCGCCACGGTCAACATCAAAGCGGATTTTGCTCACGCCACGAATTGCACCAATCAATAACTCCCACTTGTCGCCATGATCTAGCTCTTTTTCAGACCAGAAGAATGGAATGCCAGATTTAGCACCAGCACTTGCCATAGCTTCTGCTACTGCCTGACCGCCAAGAATCAATGAGCGATCAACCGCAAAGTTATCGCCGAAGCTCGCAGGCACAACAACGCTAGACTCAGCTTCGGACGTATGGCTTGCGCAATACTTGATAGTGTCACCAGCATAGAAGCGAATTGGCTTATTCATCTTCATAATCAAGAAGCCGTTCCACAAACCAACTTCACCTAAGAACAACGGATGTTGATTAGCTTGGTTAGCACGCGCAAACGCCGATGCCTGGAATTGACGGAACGCAGGGTCGGCAGCAAACTTGTTGTATTGAGCTGGAGATACAAGCCATACGCGAAGCGGTGAATCATCAGCCGCTTTATCGCCCTCAAACTTTACGATTGGTGGTGGTAGTGCGATCTGATCTAACACGGTGCGCATTGAATCGACTGTATCCATTTTGAATAAGTCGGTAGAGGTAATATCAACCTCGCCAGCATTGGTGGTAAATGCGGTAATGCCCGAACCTTTCGCCAAATAATGACGGTTTTTCGTTGGTGCTTTTACTGGATTAACCATGATCTGAGCAAACTCAGGATCATTCGTGGTCGGAATAGCCCATTCAATGTTGTTATGGAAGCCACGCGCACCAGCCATGTGAACCAATAACGATTGGTCAACGTAGCGGTCCATTAGGCTTTGCGCTACAGGTCGGCCCATTGCACGAAACTCAACAGGCGAACGCAAGTCGGTCATAGTGTTACCCATGTCGATTGGAAAGCGTGCTTGGTCAACACGTAGCTTATCTTCTGACAAGCTCATACCAGTTCCACGACCTTCTGCGTATTGGCTGCCCATGATTGGCTTAGCACCAACAGGATTAAGTAGATGAAACTTAACTTCATCACCTTGACCTTTGCTTAAATCAGTACAGCGCACAATAGGCATGTGCTGTGTCGTTTGGCGGCGTAATGTTTCTTTTGCGCCCTCTAAGCCTTTCGGCATCTTGCCAGTTAAGCGATTCATGGTGCTATTGCGCTGCATGTGCATTGCAAACAAGCCTACTGCTTGTTGCACCATATTCGTTTTATCACCATAGGCGGCATTGGTTTTAGTAGTCATATTGACCTCGAATTGCTTGGCTTAAATTAGCCGATTCAAAAATTCCTCAATCTTATCTGAAGGCATTCCCTCTAACGCCATTGATAAATCGAGTGGATTCATTCCAGCCATAACGTCTTGCTGTGTTGCGCCTGCACCTGTACGACCTGCGGGGAAATCACTTAGGCTTGTTGGTACTTGACGCTGCACGCCATTGATAGCTGCTTGTGCTTTGGTTTTCATATCCATGCCGGCGTTTTGGTTTTGTCCAGTCGCACCCTTAAACTGGTTGAGTAGCTCAACTACCTGTGATGCTGTGCCGCCACTAAGAACATTCTTGATCGCGTCTTGTGCATACGATGGTTGCGCATTAACCCAATCTGCCAGTTCTCTTGATTCTGCGATTGAGTCTGCATCGGGGTGTGCTGCATATATAGAATCAAAGTGCGATTGCGTAGCGTTTTGCACCTCTTTTGCTTGAAGCGGTTGAAGTGCTGCACCTACTTTTGCAGATACTTGCTGCTCAATGAGCTTTTGAATGCCTGCTGCCAGTGCTTCTTCGGAGAAATCCCCGAACAAGTCAGGATCGACACCCTCAGCCATTGCTGCTTCTGCTGCTGCAAGCTGCTGATCTGCACCGGTTGGGGCATATCCTGCTGCTGCTCTGGCATTTGCTTCAGCTTGTAGCTGCGCATATTGCGCTTGCATTGATTCATACTGCTGCTTCCATTGCTTTTCGCCATTCCGCGCTTCCACCAATTTCTCGTAAGGAATGGTGTGAACGCCGTCTTTAGCAAGCACAACGGAATTGTCAGGCTGTTGTCCATCATCAGTGATAATGTCTGGCTCATTATCTAATTGCGCTTGTGCGCTATCGCCATCAGCCATGTCTAACAACATGGTTGCCTGTTCGGGAGTTAAATTGCCTTCATTTGACTGGATAAAACTTGATTGCTGGTCTGTGATACTCATGCTAGTCCTGCTACATATCGCCGTAGCCGCCTTGGTTAGCAAATGCGGATAAATCCGCGCCATAGCATGAGTTTGTCAAGAATCAATGGTGTAGGTAAAACCCTACAGGGGTGTAGGAATTTCAGGCATTAAAAAAGGCCGCTTATGCGACCCTTTGGCTGTATTTTGTCTAACTTGTTGCCTTATTAATGGCCTCTTGTATTAGAGCGTTAAAATAAGATGGGAAGTTTGCAAGTATATATTTGATATCTATACTGCAATCAAATTCCTTAAATACTTGGTCTTTGCACTCAACACAGTCATCGTATTTTTTCTGAGCCGCAACTACGCGCAAACTACAAACATTGCGCTTAAAGTCTAGCGCTGTGGCGATATTTATACGCCTGCCATCAACCACACCACTTGCGTTTGACTCACTAACATCAATCCAATTAATTTTCATCTTGCACCTCTACAAATAACCTGACTAATTAGTGCTAGCAGCGCATCAGGTTAATGCGTTTTCGAGTGCGACTAGCCAGCTTTTGCATTATATCTCAATTATTCTATAGCAAATCGCAGCTCGTCAGGCGTAGTTAGCATGATGCCAAGTCTAACTAGCGTGAAGTTATGGATGTGGTTGAGGTACTCGCTAAACTGTTTCACTGTCATTTTTGTTGTTGATGTTTCACGTATCACGCCATCTGCCACTAGCTTGTATTGCTCAGAATGACTTTGCTTCAATGCCTTAATCGCATGACACATTTCTGCATACTGCTGGTCGTCACGCTCATAGATAGCAATTAGAAACTTCTTCTTAAACTCAAAGTGCATATCATCAGCACTATTACCTGTGCTGTGCTGTATCTCATGTAGCCATTTCCAGTACAAGCGGTTTTGCAGTACGCTTCTGCTGTCCTGCTTGGTCGTGACATGGATATGCAATGGCGTATCGTCCGTGATAGCTGCTTGATAATTCTGCACCATGTATGCCATTGCTGTGCTTAGTTGTAGTTCAGACTTAATGATAAAAGTCTTTTTAGAATACTTCTCGGCCATTGCCTATGCTCAGCATGTCATTTGTTTTATCAAGCATGGCGTTAAACCACGCCTTAGATTCATCACGGTTTAATTCGAGGTACTGGTCAAGCCAACAATGGCAACCATGACAAAGCGGAATAGTGTAGCAATCATCCGCTTTAATCCCCCGACCTTTGCCATGCTCTGCAAAATTACTATGTGCTGCTTGGCTATTAGGATTGCCACAACGCACGCAAGGCAAGCTGCGTACAGCCTGCAAGCGTTTGGATGATCTATTATTATTTGGATTGCTCATACAGTCGCTGCTTCAGCAAATAGCCTTCAAGCAACCAAATCTTTTCGCGAGCATTGTCAAAAGCAACCTGCTTCCCAATAAACGGATCATAATTTTCAGGACTTACACATGCACTCTCACCAGTGACAGTAAAGCCATTTTCTAAAACGATGGTACAGAAGGTTAAGCACAGTAATGATTGATATGTACCTTCTGCCGATGCTTGAGCATGGTCAATCGCAGAAAGTGGAGAATGGTAATAAACATGCTTAATTTTAGAATCAATATGATCTGGCGTTAAACGTGGCGCATTTAAGTTTTTAGATTGAATTTCTTGCTCAATTTGCTGTTCAGTATTCAGACCAGAAATAATAATATCTTCGCCAGCTATTACTGAGAATTGTGCTTTACCCACTAAAACTAAATTAAATAATGTTAATTTATCACCATTAACATCCCATGAATCTGCCTTAACAAAACCTGCAATCTCAGCAGCATTGTGACTACCATCTTCATTAATTTTAAATGTCATACAGTGTTGTTGGTTGTTATTAGGCATTCGCTTAATCCTCAATAAAAAGACAGTCGATTTGACTGCCTTAGTATCTGTGAACAATAAAAATTACTCCTGCCTTACAGGGGGCATGTTGTCATTGGTTCGCGGTGTTTCGATGCCCTGCATTGGCGACTGCCCTTGTTGCGGTACAGGTGGGAATTGTGGGCTTGTATTCTGTTGCACTTCTGCCAACCCTTCACTTCCCAACTGCGCTCCCTCACCCTGAATATATGGACTGCGTATATCACTAGCTGCTGTCTGTTCAGCCGCTGGGTAATTAGGGTCTTGCCCTAATGGATTTGGTCGTTGATAACCTGCACTTTGCATAACCACATCAGCAATCGGTGCAATTTGCGGCATTTGAGCAATTTGTGCGCCTGACTGCATAGCAGAATAAGCCGCTTGTACGCCGATTTGCACCGCTTTAGCATCAAGCCCTTTGATCTCACTCTCTGCTTTACGCTCTTTAATATCAAGCTCACGCAACTTAATATCATTGCCTGCTTTGGCAAGTGCATCTTGTACTGCTTGATCAATCTGCTGTTGTATCTGTTCTGGTGTCTGCTGCTCTTTCACAGCCTTAATCGCTTCGACCACATCACGCTTAAATGGTACGTCCATCAAGCTCACCATAAATGGCATTACCGCGACTTGATATTCAGGAGGCATTGATTTAATCGCTTCACTCATTGCATTAAGCTGTTGTCCACGATAGCTGTTAGTGCTTGGTACATCTTCAAGTGCTACTTTTAGTCGTGTACGCTGCACATCATTAGACAAATATGTATAACCAAGCTCGTCAACTTCTGGCTTATTGATCGTTACTGCCCGATCTTCACGTACTGCATCACCTTCAATGATGATTGTTTGTGGCTTGTCGCCCATATCTTCAATAATCATGCTCATTAATAGCTCGCCAATCATGCTGCGACCATCACGGAAGTTATCCATTGTGCGTGCTAACGACTGATTAGACTGCTCGACTTGGGTTTGCTCTTGCACGCCACTTGTTGCATTGCCCTTTTTACCCATGAATCCACTTGTCACACTACTGACGCGCTCAATAGCGGCGCGATTGTCTTGTAATAACTGGAATTGCTGCTGCGTTAAATCATAGTCACGCTTGACTTCAAAACGTGCGCCAGCTTGCGCCATGTGTGACGCATTAAGAATCACATCAGCATCAGGTCTAGCGATTTGTCGTCTAAGCTGCGCATCCGTCATTTCAACAGCACCTTTAGTACGCTCAATACGAACAACACTCATGCCCCAACGTAGCTTTGAATTACCACTGTTCAAGCTGTCTTGTGCGTACTTCATGCCACGAACAAAGCCGTAAGGCACGCGAGTCGTATCTTCACGGAATCCCCAAAATGGAACATAGGGAAAATGTCGGTGTGTATAAGGCGTTTTACCATCATGCAAGCAGTGTGGGCCTAACCAATAAGAACGGCGTACACGTGAGATACTGGCCTTAGTCACTTGCGCTGTACCCATTGCAACAGCTATGACATGGGCCTGGTTGTTCTCGTCATACTCAACAATGCGACCATCTGGTGTCTTTAGCACTGCTGCAATATCCCATACGCGATACCATAGCTCAGCAATGCACGCTTCTTTACTCGTAGTGTTGTACCAAAGTTCTTCCTGTGTAGTCCAAGCGCGTGCTTCATTCCATGCATTTTTTAAGCCTGTGCTAATGCCACCGCTACTTAAATCGACTTCATTAAACCAATCAGAACCATAACGTCCGATCTCAGCGATAAGCTCTCTATGCTCAGGAAATACCTGTGCAATGCGATTCGGCATGAGCCAACGTGTGCGTCTTAGCCATATTGCATCTGATAAATCATGCTCAGTAGACTTCATATCCCAATGTATTTCGTTTCGATGAATAGATGAACAACGATATGGGTACTTAAACGGATCAGATTCACGTGCAACCTCAACCCAACCAATGCCGCACCCGATTTGTGATCTAAATGCTTCACTGCACGCCATATCAGCATGAGATTCGCGCTCAGCTTGGTTTAATTTGTAGTTCAACGCATCAGCTACATCTTGACCACCAGTTTCACCATTCGGCGTAACGCGCCAATCGGTCCGGATTGTTGCTTCATAACCCTGTATTGATAACAAAGCAGGACCTATTAAATCCTCAACCGCTGGCGGTATGCCTAGTGCTTTTTGACGATCAAGCAATTCACTATCTAATTGATTGCCATCTGCATAGTCCATTTCTTTGTCAGCAGTACGCCGCCAAACCGGTTGTTCTTTTATTTCTTCGATAATTTCGCGGTATTCTGCGAGTGTTAGCTCACCGCCAATGCTGTTATCGCTCATGTCCATCAATCATCCCCTTGTTTATAAGCGCCAGTCGGCGGCATCTGCCTCTTGATACATTGCGGTAGTGACTACTTGACTGCCAAGTAATCCGATCTCTTTTGCTTGCGCCCATTGTCTAAGCGCATCAGCACCCTCAGAACAACCATTACTCTTGTCTGGTGCATCAATATATCTATTATCAGTGCGACTAAAACGCTTGCGGTAGCCCTCAATACGCTGAATACCTAGTTTGCATCGTTCATTGTCAAAATACGCGGTCTTTAAATGCTTGCGTGTCTGATGAATACCAGTGATTAGCTCTGTAATGCGTGGCAACACGACAAATCGCTCGCCAGGCATCAGGTCTTGCAGCATATCTTTTACGGATTTATTGAAGTCGCTTAAGCGCTGGTGTGCTGCATCGTGTGGTAAAAAGTGCGTGCCGAACACATAGCCTTTAGCTTTTAGCTCTGATACATAGTGTCTTAGGTCTGCATCATGCGCCTCATAGCAATCAATAAACCGATCCTCACCGTTCAATTCTTGGTGATACCAAATAAAACAGCCATCACTTCGGCCAATATCCCAGAACGTATCAACAGGCATGTCTATAACAGGTACGCGAGTTATGCCGCCACGCTTGCGCAACTGAATCATATCTTTAGCGTAGTAGTTGCCATTTGTAGAAATCTGGAACGCTTCGGCAGGGAACGATGGGTATTCTTGCCACATCTTTTCTTCTTCGCCACTGAAATCGGCCTGTTTGGTTGCGATATACCAAGCGCGTTGGTCAGCATCAATGCGCACTTCAATCTTTAAATCAGTTTGTGCTCGTATCTCAACTTCATCAAAATATTCATGCTCAGATAGCGAAATCGGCACAGTCGTTGAATCAAGCCTGTAGTTTGGTTCCATCCACCATGCGTAAAAGTGCAATCTATATTGCTTTGGTGTAAGTATGACTTTGCTGGCGTGGTTAGCTTCCGCTTGACCAACCATCTTGTAAAACTCGCCCTCACGACCTTCTGCCGTACTTTCAATGACTAAAACGCCTGTGGTTGGCACAGCAGGAATGGAACCAGTGACCACCTCAACAGCTTTATCAGGGAATTTAGCGCATATCTTGCCGAACTCAGATACTAATAAACGGTGAATCGTACCAGAACGCATTGAAGTACCAACGCGCACCGATGAATTGTTATGTGCAAACAGCAACTCACTCGCACTATCACGCGCCAGCGGGAACCTAGCTTTAATCTCAGGTGGCAGGTTGTCGTACGCAAACTTTACTTTGTCACGAAAGATAGCATTAGCTGCATCTAAGTCTTGCGCAATAATGCCGCAACGTTGGTCTGCATTAAATAGCGCATGGTCAAGCCAAAGTATTGCAATGAGCGTTGTAAAGCCAAGCTGCCTAGCTTTTAAAATAATGTTCCGATGCCATAATCTTTTTATAAATCGGCGTTGTGCTCGGTTAGGTTTAAACGGCATAACGAATGAATCAATCTCAGTTTGAGTGTCATCACCTTTAATCATAATCTTGTATAAACAACCCGAAAACAACCTCCATTCAGGGTCAGCCAAGCACCTTGCTAACGATTCCGCATCGCTGGGCATTTCAAGCAAAGGTACGTTATTTACCATTTTTCACCCTCTTTTTGGGGTTTTGCATGTAAAAATGGCCAATCTACGCTCGTCAAATTGTTTTGAGCGTGGCCATTAGTCGTGCCAGACAAAATACAGGCCTTAATAATCGGCGTCATCATCATTATGCTCAGGGTCAACAGCAATAGGTGAAAATGCACTGCTATTGTTTTTAGTGATTTGGTCCAGTACAGCAGTCAACGCATCAGCAGTAGATTCTTGTTTTTCATTTAGGCCAAATGCTTCGCGCTCTAAACCAACCAAGGTTTTTAAAGTGTCGCTTAAATCTTTCATCGCTTTGACGCGACCAGGTAAGCTGATGATTTTTGCATAAATGTCATTGAGCACATCACGACCTTTATCATCTTCATTGCGCAATAGTTCGCCCAGGTGTTCCAGATTAGCTGCATTCTCGACACCAACTGCATGTTCTAGCTCATCAAATAAGCGCATCGCTATTGATCGTGAACGCTGAATGTCTTTGCGTTGTGCTAGATGAACACTAGCAGTTAGTTGAGCATTAGCATCAATAGTTTGTTTTTCTGAAATACGCTTTTCGGTGCGTACCTCACTGCGTACCAATTCTTTGCGTACCAATTCCTCAGACTTGGCCTTGATCTTTTTGGACAAGTCACGCGACCAATCATCACGTTTAGCTCGCTTACGAACTGCACCATCAGTTATGCCGTGGTCAGCCGCAATTTGGCGCAGGGTTTTAATGCCAGCACGATAATCTAGCTCTATTTGCTCCCAATTTGGTACTTTATCAGTCGTCATATCACTTAAACCTCTTGATATGGCTATGTTCTTACTATCATGTGAGTGTGTCGAACCTTACAGGGGCTTACCACCATCCATCAAGTCGGTGACTTTTCTATTTAGCTTTCGCATCTGGCTTGATATTTCGCTTTGCAAAATCGCCATGTTATGGCCCATTTCAATATTTGCATACTGCATAGCCTCTGCCACCATCAAATTGCCCAAATTGCGTGCTTCACGTGGCGTTAATGTCAAAATCTGATCATCACCAATTTCAATTTTTACTGTGCCATCAGGTAAAACCATCTTAGACATTAATCGTGCTACACGATGTTTGGGCGTTGGAATAAATACACCGCGCTGTACACGAATAATCTGACCGCTATCGACAAGATAACTTAAACGATCATCAATGATAGAGAGCTTTAACTCAGTAAGCTGTGACAATGTTTCCCTGGTAACGATTTGCTCTTGATTATGTAAATCCTCAACGGCCTCAAGGATTGTTTCAGCGTTAGACTTCATTATCGTATTCCCTGTATCGCTCTTAAACTTCAACTACGTCAATATTGTGAATTAACTTCATCAATTTTCGTTTGATAATATAAGCATCCGTCCTATGGCCCTTGGCATCTTCACAAATGAAATTGTCATTTTTGGTCCAATAAACAAAATCCGCAACATAGCTCACACCACGCTCTGTCTTACCGCATATTTTTTGACTTGGGATAAGTTGATATTTGACTTGAAGCTGCAAGTCTTTAATCTCACCCGCACGCTGCAAAACTTTCAACTCACACAAGCGGCGATACTCGTGCTTTGAATCAGCAACTTTTTCGCCATCAACTACGACTTTATGATTGCCGTATTTTGACCTAGCAACTGCTTTTGATCTTCTTCTTTGAGCATCTTTGAATGTTGTGTTCATCGTCCAGTCCTTGCCACAGAAATGATTAACATAGCCATACATGCAACCATGCAGACTCCTATAAATTCCGATTCAAATGCACCAAACAAAATCGCCATAACGATTGTTAAAACTGATTGAAGTTGC